TTTGCAGAAGGCCAGCCGCTTCTGAACGTAACCTACGTCATGGCCGATCTTCTCGGCGATCACTTCCGCTGTATAGCCCGACTGCTTCAGCAGCAGCGCGAAGCCCTCGGCCTCTTCGAGCGGGTGCACGTCCTCGCGTTGCAGGTTCTCGATGATCTGAACCTCGAGCATCTGCTCGTCGCTGTAGTTGCGGATCAGCGCCGGCACATGGGATTTTTTGGCTGCTGCCGCGGCCCTGAAGCGGCGGCTTCCGACGACAATCTCATGCGTAATCGCCTTCGATGGTTTCGGGTGGGGCCGGAGAATAATCGGCACCAGTATCCCTTTCTGCAGAATGCTGGCCGTCAATTCGGCCATGCCTTTGTCGCTGTAGCTCTTGCGCGGATTGGTTTTGCTCTCCGCGATGGCCGCGAGCGCAATCATTTCAAAGTGTTCGTTCAGTTTTGGTGCCTGTGCTGTTGTTGCCATTTGTCCATTGTCCTTTTTTTGTCCGACCTCTTTTCCGCTGGTCAGGCGTGTTCGTAAGTGAAGCTTTTACTTACCCCTCGGCAGCGGCGTGTTCTCCACGGACAATCCCTGGATGGGCGCCGCGAAAGCCGCTCGCAGATTGAATGTGGATTCGCGGTATTTTTTTGCGAGCTTTTCGGCCGCTGCGAGGCTCATCGGCTGACCGTTCTCGCCGATGACACTCATCGTGTTGTTCTCCGACTGAAGCAGTACTACATGCGTATTCATCGTCTGTCCTCTCTTAGACCTCTTCCGCTGGTCAGGCGTTTAAAAGAGCAAGCCTTGCCCGCGTTTCGTGAAGCGCGGTTCGGCCGTCGTGAAGACCGGCGTCTCCACTTTTGGTGGTTCGATGCCGGCGGTCAGGGCGTTGCCCTCCGCGATCGCCGGGGTTTCCTCGATGCCAAGCAGTTCGGCAGGGAAGGGAAAGGTGAGCCATGGCGCATAAAGCACGCCATTGATTTTGGTGATGTTGACGCAGGTGCGGTCGATGTCCATCCCGTACAGGCAGAAGGAGTAGTTGGAAGCGTGGAGTAGCATCCGGCCCGAGCCCACGCACGGATCGCAGACCGTGGCTGTACGCGGATCGCGGCCGCCGGGCAGATTGAAGCCGTCATACATCTGCATCCGGACCATCATTTCGATAAGGTTGTGCGGTGTCGGATAAAAGGCGTTGACGTTCCAGGAGTTGGTCTTGCCCTCCGAGTAGAGAGCGCCCAGGTAATCGTAGGGCGCCAGCAGCATGGGCCCGAAGTTGAAGTGCCGGTATAACGCCTCATTGGTTTTCTCGCTGACGCGCGGCTCGTCAACTTTGAGGCCGACCGCCCATGCCAGCCAGTCGATCAGGGCAGGGAAGGCGGACCAGGATCCGGCATCCTGGAACATGATGTCGAGCGCTTTGCGCAGCATACTTTGCGCCTCGCCGCGTTTTGGATGTTGCATATCGAACTCAATCCGCGGGATCGGCTCGTCCAGCAGTTTGCCGGCCTGCAGCGTTCGCAGGTAGTAGCCCCACCGATTGCAGACGTCCGGGTGAAAATGGCCGACCTGGATCTGGTAGAGCATCCAGCCGCGGTACTTCCACGGCGGGATCTCGTCGCCGAGCATCGGTATGCGCCCGTTCTGCATGACGAACGCATTGAGCAGGATCGAAGTGTCGAGCAGGGTTACGGTCTTGTCAGGCGGTGCCGGTTGAACGGTTGCCTTCTGCCGTTTCATTTGTCGCGGACCGCCCAGGCCGCTTCGATGAAATCTTCTGGCGTGGAGTAGTTTTCCAGGTCGCTGTTGTCCATGCTGAAGTCGAAACCAACAGCGGATTCCAGTTCTCCCAGGGCTTCCCAGTACTCGGTCTGAGCGGCTTGAGCCCGACGCAGCGCCACCAGTATTCTGGTCGAGCGCCGTGGTGTGAGTTTCGGTTTGCGAGCCATTACTTTGCGCCCCCCAAGTAGCGTTTCGCCAGCATTTCCAGTTCAGGCAGCGTGATGGTAACTCTCTCCTCATGCCATTTCTTGCGATCCGGTTTGCCCGGCCATGTGTTGATCCTGCCCACCACTTCACGTTCGATCAGCACCAGGTATTTATCTCCATCACCCTCGACCAGCTTTGCCGTAAACGTACGCTCGCCCTTCATCATTTGCCCTCCCATATCGCCGTTCGTACTTCAGCCGTAGTTTCAATCCACACCCGCGCGCCGCAGCTCAACGGCTTTTCCGGGCGGTAGATCACCCGCACCGGCCCGAGTACTTCCGCCTCATGGCATTTGGTGTTCGTCTTGCCGCGCTTCACGCAAAGCGGAGGCTCGTTCTGGCCCAGCTTTTTGTTGGCGCGGATAACGTGTTGGTTGACGTGTATTCGCGTTAGCATATGGCTCCCCCTTTCTTGCGGAGCGGCTGAACGCCAACAATCTCCGATCGACGAAGCATGATGTCCGGCACGTCCATTCCGGCTGCAAGCGCGGCATCGTCTATCGGTTCCACTTCGATTTCGTAATCGCCGTTGTCTCCAAAGATGGCCATTACGTTGCCACTGAACGCCTTGCCGTCAGCGATCCAGCGGACGACACAGCCAAGGTCGATGTCCTCGTCGTTCACTTCCGTTTTGAAGCCGTCGGGCATATTGCAGACACATTCACGGTCTGAGCAATGCCCGCCGACTGCCGCGAAGCCCGAGACGCACAGTTCGGGCGGATCGGACTGTAACAGCATCTCGGCCCGGTGGACGATCTCCACATGGTCAGGATTGAGCGTTAGTCCCTCGCGATCCTTCAGGCAGGAAAGCAGGTCAACGATGGCGTTCTGAAACGTCCCGTTCAAAGCCGCCAGATCCGCAGTTATGCTGTCCATCCTGGTCTGAAGGTCAACGATGGTGTTTTTCAAGGCAAGCACGTCGCTCATCGCCTTACCTCGCACACCACGGCCACAATGGAGACGCCCGGCTCGAGCGTCTCCTTCGGGAAGGCGATCTGGCGGCCGAAGAATTCCTTCAGCCACTTATCACGCTGATCGAGGGTTCCCCGGCTCCACCAGCCGGGAAGCTTGTCGTACATTGTGACCGGCACTGCCGACAGTTCGCCGTTGCGGTTCACCGTCGCCGTCGCGCTGACGGGTGGCAGTGGTTTGGGAGACTTGGCTCTGTCACGGCGCTCCTGTGCCGTGAGTCGTTTTAGTCGCATCGAGTTTGTCCTTTTGTTTTGTCCTTGAAGCAAGTTCGCCGGATCAGCCGGCGATCTGGCGCACGCGGCGCTGGCTGAAGGCGTCTTCGCGAGTGATGGCTGTCCGCGGCCGTTCCGGCAGCTCCCGCTCGTCCGGGTGGATGAAGAAGCCACTGCCGGGAACGCAGTCGCCGACAGTCCTGACCAGATCGAGCTCGACTTTTGCCGTCTCGATGATCACCTTCGATACATCGCTGATGGCTTTGGCTCGCGCCAGTTCGACCGCCAGTTTCTCGGGGTCGTTCTCGTCTTTCAGGCGTTCCAGCTGTTCAAAGAGATGGTTACGCAGGTCGTCTATTCTGTTCTTCGGCATTGTCGTTTGTCCTTTCGCTCAGTCCTTTGATTTTGCGCCTTAAAGCGCCGGTCAGTTGCATTACTTCCGCCAACTCGCGCGGATATTTGGTCCACATCCTGTTGCGAGCCGCATTGTCCCTCATTGAAATGCAGTCGAGGTTGTCGATCGCGCAGTTGTCCCTGTTACGGTCTTTGAATATGACCATGTGCTTCGGCGGGATCGGCCCCTTGTGCTGCTCCCATACCACCCTGTTCAGAAGCGGCCATACCTTCGTATTGCCGAACCCGGTGGGTTCCTTGCCGGACACGGCTTCCCGGATTTTGATCCGCAGATAGCCGTCCGGATCCTTGAGAATCGTGCCTATCGGTTTCCAGTTCTTTGCTGCGATGCCTGTGCGTTCTCCTTTCTTGAATTGGGTTTGTTTCATCCGGCCAGGGCCCCAGCCTGGAGGGTGCTTCACGCCCTTGTTCGCCGGCGCCTGACCTTTGACGTAGCGGGTTGCGGCGCCGCGCGACGTGTCGCCGCCTTTGATAAGACGTCCGGACAGCGCCGAGTTCTGAAATGATTCCGACTTGTGCAGGTCGAGTTTACCCGCCATGCGGTAAACGGCGCTGACGCCCCTTTTCAGGAAGTCGGCTATCTCCTGTGTCGGGCGATCCGGGTAGAGACTACGGAGCAGGCGAAATTCGGCCTCGCTCCACGGTCTGCGCGGCCATTTTTCGCGTTGGCGCTTCATGGCCTGAGTTTCTCCAGCAGCTTTTTGTCGGGGTAGTAGAGTCCGAGCTGGCCTTTCGATGGAATGAAATCGATCATTCTGCCGCCGACGAAAGTGAAACCGAATTCGCCTTCGTACCAGCGCAGGAGTTGTTGCCATGTTTCCGATTTGCGTACCCGGGCTTCGGCTGGACCAAAGCAGTCATTCAGGTTGGCGACGCCGATGATCCCGCCGAGCGGGAATTCCATCGTGCTGATATCCACGCCGCGCGCCTTGCAGTACTCGATGATGTCGGGTTTGCCGGCCTCGCTTTTCTTGCTGGCGTGCAGATAAACCGGGCCGCGGTAGTGTGTAGCCCACGACCGGTTTTCTACGGTTTTGATGCCGCTGGCGATGAGCGTGCACCACGGCTGCCGAATAGAGAGGATTCGCATCAGACTCTTGCCTCGAGGATTTCCCGCGCCTCTTCGATCAGCGCGTGCAGGGTGTCCACAGCTTCGTCATTCGGCAGATCGTAGGGATCATGCGTCTTGCAGTCCGGGTTCTCTTCGAACCCGTCTTTGCCGCAGGTGCGGCATTCGCCGTCCTTTATCTGACGCGCAACCCCCTGAATGAACTCGCTCTCGCCGGATTTCTCCGCCGCGGCGATCACTTTCCGGGCGCGTTTCCAGAGGGCGTATCCCGCCGGATCGTCTTTCTTCCATTCACGCTCGCGCAGTTTCCCGTCGACCGTGAATGAATTCCTGGCGACCAGGCGGTAGTCATCGCACATGGCTTTCAGAAGCCCGATGGTCGTGTTCTCGACGCCATCGAGGAGATTCAGCCGGTCCTCGCCGGTGAACCCTGCGAACGATGTTTCAGGCATTATTTCTTTCCTTTCTGCGGATCGATCCCGTCCTTGAACTTCAGCTGACTGCGACGGCAGAAGTAGACCGGGATATCCGTCCTCATTCGCATCAGGCGCGCCTGCACCAGGCTCGACTGAGCGTAAAGGTACTTGATTTCCACGACGGCGCCAACGGGCGGCAGTTCCTTGCCGATGACGCTGCAGGTCCCGATGGGCTCGGTCGCCTTGTGGAGTTTCACGCTGATCGACTCCTTGCCGTCCGGCCTGTGCTCGTGCACGATGAAGAACCCGCTCTCGACAAACTTCCAGCGGAGCGTATCGCCTCCGCTCGACGGACGCCCGGCCCTGTATGGCGCGTTCTTGTTGACGAACACGACGCCTTCCGCGCTGGCTTCCTTCGCGTCGAGGATCAGACGCGCTTTCTCGTCCGATGTTTTCGCCGCCACGACCAGCTTGATCGCCGGGCTGCCGATCATAGTGACGAGACTGGCCAGAGTCCGATAGCGTTCCTCATACGGCAGAGTCCTGCAGTCGCACTCGGTGGCTCCGGTGCCAGTGCGCAGAAGATCGAAGACCCACAAAGTCTGGTCGACCAGCTCGCCGTCAAACACCGCGTTGAGCAAACCGCTGGCCGCGATCGCGTCCGCGATGACCTTGGGAATAGCCCGCAGCTTTCCGGACCGGCCCGAATAGAACGTCAGGGCGCCGTCTACGTCATGCAGCTGAACCCGGTCGCCGTCGTGCTTGATCTGCACCCACCAGTTATCCAGCTTCGTCAGCACGAGCACCTGAGCCGGCTCGATGTCACGGAGCAGGCGCGGCGAGATACACGCTGGCTGAGTGTCGCCCACCGCCGTTGTCTTGACCGGCGCGATCATCTCCGGCGCGGCTGTGCCGTTGCTGTTGATGATCTTGTAGTGGCTCTCGCCGTTCATCTTCTCTTTGACGAGTTTCTCCGCGATCGCGGAGGCTTTCTCGAGCGATACCGGCGTCGGTGTCTTTGTGCCGATCCGCGGCGTGTCCCCGACCGCGCCATAGCTGAAGTCAACGGTGTACTTCGAACCGTTCGGCCGGACCGAGACGATATAGAACTTCTTCCCTGAAGCACCTGGTGCTTCAAGGCGTACCTGCGTTACTGCCGAGTCTGTGATTGTCATTTGTCCTTTGTCCTTTGCTGTTTTGTCCGGTTGAATTTCTACGAGGCGGTAATGGTCGCGCCGCACTGCTGGCACTGGAGAACGCTCTTTTTCATTACGAGCAACCAGCCGAATATTCCGCTGATGAACGCCCCGATGCCAACGAAAAAGAAGAACCAGCCAACGAAAGCGGAGCCGGCAGTAGCATTCCCACTGTCAGAGAAGGCTCCGGCGCCGATGCCGGCGACAGACATCAAAACCGCCGCCGCACAGAAGATCATTACCAACACCGACGGAATCAGGAGAAGAAAGCCGATGACCACCACCGGCGTGCTCATGCGCCAGACTTTCTTCTGAGTCATCGCTCCCCGGTCGCATATCTTGCAGATCGGGTAGTTCGGATATATCGCGTTCGGTTCGTTTGTGAGTGAATACATTTGTCGTTTTGTCCTTTTGTTTTGATTAGTGATTGTCAGCGAAGACGCCGTCGCCTTCGTAGTCGTCGCGTTCGTTCGATTCCTCGGCCAGCACTTCGTAGGCGCCGCCGTCGAGTATGTGATCGCAGGCCTCCGACAGATCGATGGCATTCTGGTCGAGCACTGTCTCTCCGGTCGACGGCTGCCAAGTGCCGTCGACCGATGTGATTGCACCGCACTGCGAGCACTTCAGCTTGTACCTCATGTCAGCTGATGTCTCCAGTTTTCTACGGGCTTGCCGCAGTGCAGACAGGCCAGCGGATACTGCCCATGCGATTCGAAGTGATGTTTATTGGCATTCACCTTCGGAGCGCGTGATTTACGGATCAGGTCCAGTTCTTCTTCATTGAACCCGTTGCCTCCACTGTCCCCGAGCAGCGTGGCAGACTCCCACGTCGTTGTCTCCGCCGTGGTGCCGGTATGATGCCAGCCGCCGGGGCGCCCGCCGAGTTGTACGTCTTCGACGTAGCGCATGATGTTTTCCAGCGTCGACTTCGCAAACTCGTTCTGGTCCAGCAGGTAGCGCACGCCGTCCTGATACATGAACAGTTCGTTGCTCCCGTTGATGGCGATGCGGATGACAGCGCGGCGCTCGTGGATAGCCCGCTGCGAATGGGTGATCAGCAGGTTGCCGCGGACGAATTGTTTGGTGATGAATCGTAAAGCTTTCACGGGATGCAGACCTCGAATTCGCCACTGTCCAGCTTCTTGATGCTGCCGGGTGAGCAGAAGCCGAAGTCGTAGCCCTGCTTCTCCTTGATGCTGGCGTTGTGGACGGCAACACGCGATGTAACTCGTGCTTCCTCCTCGCTGGCATAGATGTTCCATGCCACCTTGTTCCCGCTTCTGGTGCGGAGCGGTTCGGGATACGGCAAGAGTTGATCCGCCTTCGGCACCTGAACCAGCGCGGAGTCATCGAGGAAGACATAAACGTTCCCCTCTTTCACTGCACCGCGAACGAGAACGCCGTTCCAGTTCTTTTTGCGGCACAGCGCGATCGCGGCCATGTCGTGCCCGTCATCCGACGTGGAGAGATCCGACCTGATCGAGATGCGATTACCGTCCAGGTCGCTCGCGGTGATGCGAGACGATTTTGTTTCTGTTGATGGGTAAACCTTCGTTGTGATTGCTTTCATTTTTCGTTTTGTCCTTGTCCTTTGAAATCGGCGCTCACTCAGCGCCGCGAGAATTCAGTCGCGCGTTCCATCGCCCCATGTCGCCTGCTCGGCTGCGACATGGTTCAGGTAGGTTTTCGCCTCTTCCATCAGCGACTTTTCCGGGCATTGCCGCCGATGCGTACAGATTCCGATATGCCGGTCAATCACCCAATAGAGGAGCGCAGCTACCTTAGCCTTACGCTCATCTCCGAGAATCTCGGCTACCCGGTCACTCCAGGCCGTCCCGCGTCCGTCAGTCATGCTTTCTCCCTTTTCTACGGCCTATTGCTCGATATCCACCCTGAGGACGTCGCCGAACTGCGGCTGCGCCGTGATCCAGAGCGGTGTGGCCCACAACATGGGCCATGTTGGTTCCTTCAGCGGATCCCGGTCGTAGTTCTCCAGATCCGTCAGGAAGATCCCGCCGATCGGTTCGATCTCCTTTTCCTCGATGTAGGCAAGTGCCGGGGCGAACCTTGTCCCGCCGCCGCCTTTCGCGTGAAGCACAACATCATCGCCAGGGCCGAATACCTCGTGGCCCTTTATGTCGGCATCGCAGTAAATCACGTCGATCGATTCCGGATTCACTTCGCTGGCGATGATATTGACGTGTGCCGCGATCGAGTCGAGCATCCGCTGGCTGACCGATCCGGACGTATCCACGATGATGACGATCGAACCTACCTGATCTTTAATGGGACCGGGCAGGTAAGTATCGGCCCCGACGAAGCGCCGATTCGGCCGCGTCCAGCTGGTATTGACGGCGACGGAATCGCTGATCCATGCCTTCAATTCCTCGCGCCAATCGGTCTGCGGCTCACGAACGCTCTGGATCAGGCGGTCGATCCCCGCTCCCATTGATCCGGCAGCACGGCTGGCGCTGGCTGCCTGCTCCGTCACAATCGCCCAATCCTCGGCGGTCATGGGCGGTGGGCCCGGATTGCCGTCTTCGTCCGTCTGCTGAGGCGCGGTGTCGGCGTCTACGAAGTGGCCCGTTTCACAACCCGGCATGATCGAAGGTGCGGCGCCCTCGCCCTCACCGTCTACATCGCCGTCTACATCGCCGTCGCCCTCACCGTCGCCCGGTGCCGGCGTGTCGTCTCCGTCCGGTTCGTCGTCCGGCTGTTCCTCCGGTTCCGGATCAGGTTCCGGCTCTTGCGGATTGGGCGGCGGCTCGTCCTGTTGTGCGCTGGCGAGTTTGGCATACACGGCCTCCTTCGACATGCCTTTGTAGTCGTCGCTGCAATACCAGTCGTCGCCCACGTCGTATCCGGCTTGCTTCAGCTCGAGATTCACGACATGGTCACAGCTGACGTTCCACAGGTGGTTATCGCGACTGCCGCGCCGGTAAGGATCGAGGCCGGCTACGTGTGCTACCTCGTGCGCGAACACGGCAAGGCGGCGGCTCGGCGGAAGCGATCGCGCGTGGTCCGGGTTGAACTTCAGAATCGTCCCATTGGTTTCCATCGTTTCTACGTTGCGGTCGGCAACGAACGTCAGATGGTACGCGCACGTTGCAAAGAAGGCCGCGGAAGGATGCTCGCTGTCGAGCAACAGTTCCGATCGGACCTGCTCTATGAGTGTTTCGTCTGATACCGGGATCATTTGCTGAGTTCCTCCGCTACGATCCGGAATTGCCGCAGGTGCTCGATGAGAATGACGAGCTCCGATAGAAGCGAATCGCGGAACTTCGCACGCTTCATAAAGTGATGGGACGACACCAGATCGCGAATGGCGTCGCTGATCGCCTTGAGTGTCCGGCGCCGGTCAGTGGTCGGATCCGGGTTGCCGTCAGGCCGGCCCGCCAGCGGCTGGCCGAGCTTTGCCTTTTCGTACAGGCTGCTGAGCGCGTCCACGGTGGCCGCGCCAGGCATTTCATTCTGAGTGCCGAGGGCAGGGAAGTGCGCTTTCAGCACGGCCGCCATGGCCAGGCTGAAGGCTTTCTGTGTGTTGATGTCCATTGTTTTGTCCTTTCGTTGCTGTCGTTAGTAGGCGATCCACCCGAGAACATCCGAATACTCCTCCTCGCGTGGAGCGGGCTCAGAGCCATCCGCGTGCGGTATGCCGCCGACTTCGATGTGCTCACCGCTTTCAGGGTGGACGAGGGTTAAGCCACCATCCTCGATCCCGATCATGTCGTCCGGCCCGCCGCCCGGGGCGTTAACCCAGGCGGCGAGTGCTTTGCGCGTGATGGCCATGTTGTTATGCCATGAACGCCGACATCTTGCTGAGGATTTCTTCCGCGCGATTTGCCGTGTCGTTTCTGGCAAACTCATTTCTACGGAGTGTTTCCGGCGAGTGCTCGGTCAGGCCGGCCCGCATCTGCGTGGCGATCTTATTGATGGCCGGATCGCCGGTGATGTTGAGCAGAGGCACGAGATCGAGCACGTCCGAGACGTTGCTGACCAGCGTGTCGAGGAAGAACGAATTCTTGCCGGTCGGATTGCCGTCCTCGTCGGTGATCGGCTTGCCGTAGGATTTCAGGCGTTCCAGCATGTGCTCGACGGTGTCGTGCAGTCTCGCCCAGACGCTCCCGAGAGCGCCCTGAATACGTTCCGCGGCGAACGCCTCGTAGTCCTTCTGCAGGCCCGCGATGGTCTTTGTGTCCATCTCGCAGCGGAAGTCATCGCCGGTCGGGACCGGTGAAACCTGCACTGCGAACCCGAACTTTTTGTCGAACTGATTCGTTGCCGACGAATTGTGCCAGCGCGGTTTGGCCGGATTGCTGAGATCAAGCAGCTTGTAATCCGGGTATTGCGTGATGTCGAAGCCGCCGTTGAGATTGGCTTTTGCCTCGGCTACCATCTTCGGGAAATTCGGCTTGATGTCCTTCAGCAGGATGTCCCAATAGGCCCGCTCGTGAACCTTCATCTTTTCCTTGTAGGCGGAGAGCCCTTGCGCGGCGACGATGCGGCTGCCGTCGTTCGCCCAGGGCAGAGTGAGTTCCTTGTGCTCGCTGCCGGCGGCGCGGATGATTTTCTTGAGCGGATCGAGAGCCTTCGGGTCGATGATGTCTTTGGTGAACCGGCCCGTACCCTCTTTCATGCCGTGGCGTTCGATTGTGTCACGCGTGATCTTCGCGTCTTTGCGGCTGGTGCCGAGGCAGGAGATGCTGAGATCCACCAGCAGGGCGCGTTCCGAGATCGTGGTCAGTGCGTTCGTTTTGCTTTTCATGGTGCTTCCTTTTGTCGAGGTCATATCGTTTTGTCCTTTGTCCTTTCGTCCTGTTGCTTACATCAATTCCTGGTGTTCTACGTGAAACTTCATGCTCTCGGGCGTCTTTGCCAGATCGGGGTTGCGGCCCATCGCCGAAGTCACGGCGAATACCGCATAGTCCTTCTGCTCGAGACGGTTCAGATAAGTCAGGCAGCGCCCGATGTTCTTATCGGTCATGCGTTTTGCCAGCGCGGCGCTGATGGCATACATGGCGCCCGGACTGGTCGGCAGTGGTGCGGTCTTCGGCGTGTTCATCACGGCATCCATGTGCGGAAGCTCGTTGAACATCCGAAGGAAAGCGCTGAAGCTGATGGCCGCGGCCTCGCCCACGCTGCCGGCGAACAGCGCGTGCTGGACGCGACTGCTGGCCGGTCCGGCCGCGACGATGTTGCTGATGAATTCCCATGCTCTGGCATTGGGCGATACCCTCTCCTTCGGATTGAAGGAATTGAGCATGGCAGGGAACATCTTCAGAAACGCTACGACGACCGGCTCCCATCCGCGCTTGATTGCATAAAAGCAAACGTCGTTCAGGTCCGTGTCCATTTCGAAGTGAGCGAACCGGCGAGTCAAAGCCGCGCTCATCTTCGATACGCCGATGTCCTGATCGTTGACGGCCGCGCCGCACACCCATGTCGGCGGCATAGCAGTCTTGCCGACGTTCTTGGTCGTAACCAGCGAAAACGCCGCGTTGCGCGTCATGTCCGAGCCGCGATTGATCTCATCGAAGAAGAAAAGACCGCCGCGCGGATCCAGATCGGCGATGATGTCCGGCGTGGCCCATCTGGTCGATGCCTCGCCTTTGCCCTTTTCTACGTAGGGCACGCCGGTCAGATCGACGCCGTCGCGCTGCGCCACGCGAAAGTCATAGAACCACGGGCGTTGATGCACCCCGAGAATCTTTCCTTTCGCGTCGCGCACCGTGTAGTCATCGATCGTGCAATCGTACTTTGCGGCAAAGGCGATATCCGCCTGCTGCATGGCTATCTCCGACTTGCCGACGCCCGGCTTGCCGTGAGCCATGAAAGACCGGTCGGCTTTGATGCAGGTCTGGATGAATTCGCCGGCCTCGCGCGGTGTAAGCGGCTGCGTGAGTGCCGGAATGTCGGAGCCCCGGTGACGCTGGACGAGCTCGCCCAGGTCTGAAAGAAACGCTTCGTTGTTCATAGTCGTTTTGTCCTTTTCGTTTAGAAGAATTTGAATCTGCCGCTGAACTGACCGCCTTCAAGCTCCGATACAGGATCGAAGCTTTCTACGTTGCCATCCGGCCCGCGATGATATTTGAGTTGCAGAACGAGCGCGCTGGTAACCGTTTCGATGAAGACCGATACCGTTTCCGTAACCTCGCCGAAGCCTGCTTTTGCAATGTCAGGCAGGCTCAGATTGAAAGTTCGCCGCAGCAATTCAATTTTCAGCCAGTCTTCCTTGCCGACTTCCATGCCGTAACTGTCGGTCACGGTAACGACGTGCATGTACCCGTGCTCGCCGATTTCCTTTTTGACTCTGGTCACCAGATCCTGCTTGGCTGCAGGGCTGTTCATGATATTGCCATCGATGCCGATCAGCACCGACGCTGTCCCGTCAACCGGATCGCCCAGATAAATAACCGGGATCACTTGTCTGGTTTCAATGAGTTGTTGCCGCGCGTTTTCGATCCATGTCAGACCGAGCTGGCGAAGCTCTTCGAGTGTCGGCGGTGTGTTCGTCATTTACGTTTGTCCTTTCGGCGGGAGTGATCATGGCTGCCGCGTCGCAGCAGTCAGCATTCCACAGATTGAGCTCGACCACGATGTAATAGGCTTTGTCCCGGTCGAGCCCGCACACTGTACAGCAGATCGGCTTCGCGGTCCCGACTATGATCGGGTAGCTGTTGAAGACCGGCGCTTTTCTACGGAACAGGCCCAACACCCGGTTCACGACGGTGTGCGCGGTCATTGCAGTATGACCCTATCTTCCGCCGATGCCAGCTTGCGAGTCCTCTTGCCCAGTTCGGTGATACGCACGCCTTGCGGCGTGCGCTCGATCAGTCCCTGCTCGATCATTTCGGCGAGCATGGTCGTGATCTCCGTTTTGATGTCCTCGTCGTTTGTCATTTGCTTTTGTCCTTGTCCTTGTCCTTTCCCTTGTAGATGCGCTCCATCGCGGCTCCCCACTGCTTCATGTGAGTGTCGAGATTGCGGTCGAACTCCGCGTCAGCCGCCTTCCTGAGTTCCTTGAGCGACTTGCGCTTCTTCTTCATGTCCCCTCCCTGATGGGCCTGATTTTCAAGCCCGTCAGCCGTTCTACGGCTCCTACCAGGCTGTTGTCGCGCTGATAGCGTTTGGCGTGCATGACCAGAAAACCGGGCGAATCGGCGCCGTGCATCGCGCCGATGGCCAGGCACTTGCCGCGCCTGTTGCAGACTGAGAAGGCCCGCAGCGGATCCCCTTGCAGGCTGATCCACTGGAACTGAGTGAGCCGGCCGCGGCGGTTCCTCTCCCTCATGACCGTTTCTCGCGCTTGAGGATCTCGTGGCGGATACGGGATGCCAGTTCGGCATCATACCCTCGGCTTGCAAACCCGGCACGGTCCGGGCCGATTTCCTCGCCGTCGAAGTCATCCAACTCTTGGATCTCTTCAGCGCGTGGCGTCCCGGCGATGACGACTTCGAAGTGGTCAAGCACTTCGCCGTCTGCTGCGATTACGATTGTGTATTTCGGCATTTTCTACGTTCTCCCTTATGAGCTCGCGTTCGAGTGCAATCAGCCGCTGGTCGACCAGCTGCTGGTGTGCCTGGCGGCACGAGTCGCATGCCGCCAGGTGCCGATTAAATTCGGCTTCGACCTCCCCGGCCCGTGTGGCCGGAGTGACGAAGCCGAATACTCCATACATCTGCTCGACCCAGATCGGGCAGTCGGGCATTACTTACGCAACCTTCGCTTTCTTCACCGGCTTGCCGACCCACGCGGTCTTCGTGCCGGCGACAACCAGCTTCTTTTTGCCCTTCGCTTTGGCAGCTTCGGCTTTGGCGATGTTGCGGGCGTCGATCTCGGCCGCCTGCGCGTAGGTGATGCTCTTCGCTTCGGCGATGGCCTTGATGCGGCGGATCTTGACCCATGCGGTCACGGCTGCATCGTGCCGCCAGGCGTTGTCGGTGATGCTCACAACCTTGGCGGTCTTCGCCTTCGACTTCGGCGATTCTACGACCTTCAGCTTTGCTTTCTTCGTCGTGACTGCAGTGGCTTTCTTCGTCGCGTTCTTAGTAGTGGTTTTCATTTGTCGTTTTGTCCTTTGTCCCGATCAACGGGCCTCGCGTCGCCTTTCTACGGCGGCGCAAGGTTCGTTTACCCTGGTCAGATGCGATTCTTGTGGTCCATGAAACCGCTGGCGAATCCGGCTAAGGCCTCGCCGTATTCCTTTGCAGTGGCCGTGCCGTTGTCCACCGGATCGCTGGGATCGGCCCCGATCTCGCCGGTTTTGATCGAGTGGATCCAGGCTTCGAGCATTTCGATCAGACCCGGATTCAAAACCGGCGGCAGGGCCAGCCTTTTGTCCAGGTCTTTTTGCAGTGTGGCGATGAGCTCGGCCAGTTGCTCGTTTGGCCAGAGGCTATAGGCAAGCGTTCGGACTTGCCCAGGGAGGGATGCCCTTTCCTGCTCATCAGGCTCGCCGTGGTAATGAACGCTGACGATCGTGGAGAGCCCTTCAGGGAATGTGTGCGGCTCGTTATCGGAGTACAGGATGTCGATCTGGCCGGACACCCAACTCTTCATTTGCTCTTTGCTGATGTTCATTTTCTACGTTTTGTCCTTTCTTGCGTTTCTGCGGCGGTGACCGATTCGAACGTTTGCTTTTCCGGCGGCCATTTCATTTCGAACTTGCCCATAGCCAGCGGGATACTCGGGCCTTTTGCCAGCATGTCGAACTCGGCTGGCGTCGGGATGACCGGCACCCACTGTCCGGTGTCCGGATGCCAGGCTCTCACTTCGATCTCGGGCTGCCAGTTACTTCTCGGCATTTCTACGTTCTCTCTCTCTTGCGTTTCAATTGCAGATAGACTGTCTCGGGCGTACGGCTGACGAACTTGCCGCCGGCCCGTGGATGATGCCGCGCGTGATGCGCTTTGTGGCAACTGAAGTGGCTTAGCCGTTCGTTCGACTTCGCCTTGTCGTCGTGGTCCCCGTTCAGGTGATGCAGAGTGATGTCGAGCGCAGTGAAAGGCTCGGCTGTCCCGTCACCGTCCGTAATGCGTTTCTGATCCGGCGCCAGCGCCTGTTTGCAGAAGTAACAGGTCTTGCCGCGGACGAAGAACCAGAGCAGCTCGCGAAGCTTGTTCAGCTCCCGGCGGGAGGATTTTCGCATCGCCATTTTCTACGACCGGCCCCCTTTCTTCTTGCACCACCGGCATGGCTTGTGTGTCTGTTTACCGTGCTGACAGTAGAACTTCGGCTTCGGTGTCATCGTGTTTTGTCCCTTTCCTTTTGTCCTTTTCAGTGGCGGGACCCATTGCTGAGTCCCGCCGTTCTACGATCAGGCTGCTTTCTTGCCCTTACCCTTACCCGCCGTCTTCGCCTGATTTCTGGCGTCGATCTCGGCCGCCTGCGCGTAGGTGATACCCTTCGCTTCGGCGATGGCCTTGATGCGGCGGATCTTGACCCATGCAGTCACCGCGGCCGGCCCGCGCCAGGCGTTGTCGGTGATGCTCACAACGGTTTTGCTGGCTTTCTTCGCCACCGGCTTTTCTACGACCGGCTTGTCTGCGATGCCGCGCAACCGATATGTCTGGTAGCCTTTCTCGAGTTTCTCGGCTATCTTCGTGCGGTACATCTCATCGGCTTCGGCTCTGCTGTCGCAGGTGTATTCAAAGCCCTGAAGCTCACCGTCGATCTTGCCCCACATGAGAGTTACGATCGATCCGGCGAGCGAAGCGAAGTAGGTCTTGTTGCTCGTTGCATTCTGGAAGTACAGTGTCGTCGTTTTCATTTTGTTTGTCCTTTTTGACTTTCTACGTTTTGGAATGGAGGCATCATTGCTGGCTCGCTTGCCGAGTCCCATTGCCCGGTCCGCGCCACGGGGAGGCTGATGCTTTCTGCGGACCATTTCGTCCCGGCTGACCGTCTGGTATTCTTTTCCATCCAGGTGGCTTGCCGGAACCGGACAGGCATTGCTTCAAATCCGTTGCAATGTGATCCTGCCCGCTTTCTACGTTTTCCGTGTGCTTGCTATCGCGACACGTCCTGTACTTGCTGTCGAGGTTTTCGGGTCCCCTTTCTATCGGGGTGTCTCTCGTCTTCGCCATCCGTGGGTTACTAGCAGCCTCAGTCTCGCCGACCAGGGTCTTTTACCCGCTGCGTTCTCGATGGCCCGAAGGCCCACACGGTTTGCCTGTTTAGTTTTCCAGGAGCCGGAATCTCACGTCCGGTGCGCTCTCATTTAGTTGTCAAATACCAGTGGTTCATTTGGGCTCGGGCTTTTGAGGGAACCGTCCAGGAGGCTCTTCGTCCCCTCGTTACTCGGCTTTCGCCATCGGCCATCTCGAATCCCTGGGGCAATTTGGGTCACTTTCAACCCGGGGCCAGCGACTCGTCCCAATCCAGCAAGTAGTTTGTTATCAACTACTTACCAAGTAATAGTGTATCAAATTGAGGCTCAAAACCGCATGATTCCGAGCTGTTTTCGCCCTTTATTCGCTCGAAAATACCCTTTAGAATGAAGGATTTACGTTTGGTTGGGTAGTTTGTTTGGTAAAGTACCCGTTGGGGCCGGAAAACCGCCGTTTTACGGCGAAGTGGTGCGTTTTGATGCAGTTCGAGAGACCGCGGACGATCTGCCGTCTGCATTCCGTCTGCATCGGCTGCGTCGGCGAAACTGCAGCAAACCAGTGCAGATTCTCAGACCGGCACGATCTCCCAGATGCCGGTCTGCAAACAGAACTTGCCGTCCGGTCCTTTGACCGGGCGGAACAGGCCGGGCGCGCTTCTCTTCGCATCCTCGGGCGTCAAGGCTGTCAGCACGGCATACGGGCTATGCAGACGCGGATACCAGCGATGCTCGAGGAAAATGCCGAACTGCCCCGGCTTCATCTTCGGCCCGAACTCCCAATCCTGCGGAGCGTCGGGCGGAATGATGTCGCAGTAAACCACGGCCGGCCCTGTCACCCACGATTGGGCGCCGGACGAATTGGATCCGGTGATGCGGTCATGGAACACGGCTCGTTCCACGTCACTGCGTGGCCGTTGTCGTGATGCTTACGTGTTTGATTTCGACGGAGCCAGGGCTGTCGGCATTGCAGCACTCGGCGATGTATTCAGTGGCAGCGATCGCGCCATCTATGAACTTCTGCGCTGTTGCCGGCGACAGTATTTCCAAAGCCAGCGATGCTGATGCATTACGCGGGCGTTTAATGCCGCTGCACGCCTCGGCGAGACGCACTGCCAGCTCTTCGACGTCGATATAGGTGACGCGCATGGCTATCAGGATAGTGCGAATTCACGCTCGCCGCTCGCCGCGCGCTTGCCGTCGTGAATACGCGCCGTCGGCAGCGGCAGGCGTTGCTGGCTGTCGTTATCGGGCTGGTACCGGCGCGGCCGGAATCGGACTCGTTTGACCGGCTCGCCGGAAGCCAGCCGCCGGCCGCGCGGACACGAGCATCGGGCGTATGCGCCATCGGCGGTCCGGCACCACAGGCCGCGGTGCGGCGCGCAATCACGGCAGGCTGGCGGAAGTGGCTGGCTGTTCTTCATCTGCTGACCGGATAACTGCGCGGTGGCTTGATGCGATCGACATCGACCGGGATCACGGTCTCGATCTCGGCGCCGGTCTCCATCTCGCGCCAGGAGTAAGTGAAGCTGCGGCCGCAATCGAGACAACTGCGCGTGGTGGCCTCGCCGACTGTCTGCGGCCAGGTGAGATGCTCGTGACTGCAACCGAGCAAGCGGTCGACAAGCCGTCGCAACATGCCGGAACCTCCTATGCAGTTACAGGCCCGTCTTAGTCAACCGGGCGATGTCTGGTTTCAAGAGCGCCAGCCAGCCGCGCATACGAAAAGTGCCCCAAAGCTTCGGCTGCGGATCGATGGCTACCGGCCGGGTTGCGATCTCGGGCTCATCCGGACAGCCGGCGCGATGCAACGGCGTGGCGGCATGACACCACGGGCAATGGTGATGCTTGCGGCGCTCGCCGCGTTCCGCGCGATGATCTTCGATGGTCATACTGCACCTGTGATAACCCTGTTACTATTCAGCTTGCCATATGTGGATATCCCGGGGAAAGGGAATAACGGCTTGCAAATAGAAAGCGCTGGCTCCTACAATTCGGCTATGCCGTCAGCATCGAACAGTCGGCAGTTCGGCGAAAAGCTGCTGGAATCCAACGTAACGGGCACAGTGAAATGGTTCAGAGAGCGCATTCTCAATGAGGGCGGGGAAGGCACCGGCGGTCACTTCGGCTTTATCATACGGGACGACGGCGCCGCCAATGTGTTCGTGCATGGCTCCGACGTCGAGATGTTGAGCTATCCGCTGGTCGTGGGCCGGCAGGTTATCTTCGATATTGTGGAAGGACGGCGCGGGCCCAAAGCCGTTAACGTGGTCATGCTTCCTGACGAGATCCCATGAGCGAGTTCGAATTGTATGAAAAGACCGCATCGGACGGCAGCATCGTCGCGGTTATTCCGATTACATTCGGCCGCGCGCGCGTCACAATAGCCCGCCACGATCCGATGTTCTTTGATGACGTGTGGTGATACGACACGCCGACTGCCGCGGTCGCGGCGGCACAACAGTGGGACCCGTTGACTGAACCGGAACCGGCTGGCTGGTTTCGCCACCCTGAGACAGGACGGCGGCGGCCGGGCGGCGATGCTTCGAAAGAGTACGTGAACCCGTAAAAAAAGCCCGCTTTGGCCTCCCCAGGCAAGCGGGCTCTTTCTACTTACTCCACACTACTGGAAAACAGTCTACAGCTTTTTGGGCTGAGGCACAGGAGCCGGAAGCGTACCGAAGTCAGGACCGATTTCGGCAATCCAGACCCAGAACTTCGGACGAGCTGGCGGCGTCGACGGGCATCCACCAACCCCAAAGCCGGGATCGATCGGCAGCCAATGGCCCGGCGGCTTCGGCAGCGTGTTGTCAGGGCCGCCCCCGACAGGCAAGCCATAACCGGGATCTACTGGCAACCAGCCCAAAACCGGCGGCAGTCCGTTACCGGGATGCACCGGAATCCACCAGCCCGGCGGCTTCGGCGGATCGATCGGCACTCCCCACGACGGATCAATCGGAATCACCGGATAGATCGGATGCGACGGCCGGCCCGGTCCGCCCACCGGATAAATCGGATGCGACGGATGACCCGGCAGGAAGATCGGCGGGATGACAATCGGCGGCAAGCCGTTATCGACATAAGGCGGCAGCGTGTTATCGACGTAAGGTGGTTCGTCAGGCAGTCCCTGATCGGGATGACCAGAAGGGCCTTCAGGCAGTCCCTGATCGGGATGACCAAACCCATACCGTTCGACATAAGCGGGAATCAATACTTTTCTCAGTGCCATTGCGTTTGTGTTTCCTTTTAGCAGAAAAAGGCAGGTAAGTGCCTTAGCCGGGACTATTATAATTAAGCCCGGCTGCGTTGTGATGAAGAAAATCAAGTTCAAGCCACGATGTAAAACCTGTGCGTTCACGGCTGGAACACCGGCCAATAAGGACGAGATCACACGTCTTAAAGCGGAATTGTGTGTGATAGCTTACCAGCCTTTCTTCTGCCACTCGAACGCGGTCGAGGACAAGATACCGGAAGGCAAAGAGCGGCTGTGCGCGGGCTGGGCCGAAAGCGTAGCGGGAAAGCCATACCCGCCTGAGTGGAAGCGGCGCATCGCACTGGAAAGCCTGAAACAGGTCATAGCCGCGGAAGACGGTAAAGAGCTCAACGCCGGGGCGATTATTACCGAGATGTTATGCGCGCCCTGACAGGCGTTGACAATCCGGCGGCCTCGCGCTATCGTCTGATCGTAATGACGTAGATCACCAAAGCTTCTCCCGCCTCCTCCGGTTCCTCGTATTACATTTTTGTCTTTGTCCGTCAGGACATGTCGCTCGCCGATCAGCTGGTCCAGTCGAATCACGCCACGCATACCATCGCCGGCGCGGCCGGATACGAGGTCGACGGCATACCCAACATCATCCTCATCGGCGTTCCGGACACCCGGGCACTCATGCGAGTGGCCGCGAAGCTGGCCGACAATGCCATCCCTCACTGCGCGTGGCGTGAGCCCGATCTCGATCTCGGCTTCACGGCGATTTCTACGATTCCGCTGCGGCCGGATCAAAAGCAGTGCCTGCGGAATTATCGTCTGTGGCAGCCAACGTCGCCAACGTCATCGCCAACGCCATCGCCAACGTCATCGCCAACGTTGGCGCCAACAGTTTCTTCCTCGGTAGCTCAGCTGGATAGAGCAGCTGGCGGCCCTCAAAAGCTGCCAACGCGGTCGGTGGTTCGAGTCCATCCCGAGGAACCAGTTCCCGAATGCGCGAGTAGCTTAGTGGCCCAAAGCAGAGACTTCTAAACTCTCTGATCGCCGGTTCGAATCCGGCCTCGCGCCCCACTTCAGAATCTTTAACAGAACCGGCTGGCGGTTAAAAAATACGCCGGTTTTTTTAATCCGGTCGCGATCCATCCACTGTTACTCGTTTGACAACGGCACGGATCGTGATTTATTCTTGCGCTCAGCACTCTCCCCAACAGCTCAAGCTCAAGCTCAAGCTCAAGTTCAAGCTCACCCACCGGCAGGGAACCGGATCACCAACCCCCTTGCTAGCCCGTAAGACGGGCGATCGGGATCCTCCCGAGTACACCTTGTCAGGAGAAGTGTTTCCGCCTGACAAGAATTGTTCCTCCCATCTGCACCGCAAAAATATGTCCAAAGATGCATCTGTCAGGATCGAAAACGGTTTCATTCTCGGTTCCTCGACCATCACGGCGCGCGTCGCCATTCAGATGATTATGTCCGGCGCGGCAGAGCCGGCAAGCGATTCGTCCATCAGGCTGACCTTCGCGGCTTATATCGAAGCGGTCAGAACTCCTCCAGCCAAAGAACGCACGCACAAAGAGTCGGCCTCGAGCGGCTGTGTCGCGGCTCTCAATACCGTGCAGGAGGAACCGGTCTATTCAGGGAAGCGGCGCGAAGGCTCACCGGTCACAGGCTCGGTGAATGTCCTGCGCAAGATCAAGCCCGTTTGCGTGCCAGCCGCGGCGACCTCGACAGGCGGCGACGGCGAGCATTTCAGCAACTGGGGCGAGAACGATACTTTCCCGCTGGCCCGCTTCAATCCCGACAATATAACCAGGCCGCAATTCGCGCTCTTTCCCACCCTGCGGGCTTACCAGCTGGCGATCGGCGCGTGAATGGCCGGTGAAACCCAGAGAATGATCGGCGGTGGTGGCAACATCCACTGCGCCTGCGGCTGCGGCAGAATTATTCGTGAAGCATGGGCCTGCAGCCACGCCGATCACGGCGAAGGCTCGCCGCGCAACGACGAACTGTTCGCTTCGAAAGCCTGCCTCGAGAAACACCAGCGGTACGAACACGGGCTTTCTGACGCCGAATTGGTATCAAATCGCAATAAAACGGCAGCGAATTGACAATAATCTGACAACAAATGGCACGACACGGCAGGCCCACGAAGTACAACGCCGAACTCCCGAAGCAAATCCGCAGGCTCTATTTCCTCGGCTGGACGGATCCGCAAGTTGCTGAGTTTCTGGGCGTTTCCGAGCGCGTGTTCTACCGCTGGATCGCCCGCTATCCGGAGTTTCGACAGGCCATAAAAGACGGCAAAGCACCCGCAGACGCAAACGTTGCTGTCGGGCTGTACCAGCGGGCTACGGGTTACGCGCATGAAGCCTCGAAGTTCTTCGTGGTCGACGGCGCCATTGTGGAGCAGAAGTACATCGAGCGTTACCCGCCTGACACGGCCGCGGCGATCATCTGGCTGAAGAACAGGCAACCGGGTTTGTGGCGCGACCGGCTGCCGGAGCGTCTCGACGATCAGGGCCGGCCAGCGGAGGCCGAGGGCTTGAAGGAGCTGGCGGCGGCGATCCGCGACTCGCCGCGGGATCCGGACGAGAAGCCGAACGGCCTGCCTCACCCGGTGATCCAGTAGGAAGAGTACGAATTGCACCATTACAGCCTTTACAGGGTGGCCTTTGTGTTCGATTGTGTTAGCTAATCGTGTTCGACGTGTTGATGCAAAGCCCGACGCTTCATATCCGGCTGACGCAAGCGCAATATGACGGCCTGTATCAGCGGGCGCGTCGAAGCTCTCGCAAGCTGGCCGACCAGGCCAGGCTGGATATCGAGCAGGCGAACGGGCTGGCTCCGGACGAGCTAACACAATCAGCCGCTGAATCGGACACAATCGAACACAACAGGCCGGGGCGGGGAAGTGCAGGGCGGGGAAGTGTGGCAACGACGGCGGCAACGACGGCGGCCGACACGCGGCGGTACGAGGACTTCGACGGAGGCGCCTGACCTATGCCACTCTCCGACTCCGAACAGAGCTTATTGCATGCCATGGCCGACGGCATTGACGCCTGTTCGATCTGCGGCGAACCGGCGGCATACAGTGGTGTTTTCCTGCCCACCCGGCAATTTTCGGCGTTACTCGGCCCGATTGAGAGCGATGGCGCTGACGCCCAGCGCGTGGTGATCTACGCCCTGTGCGAGAAATGCTACAGCTACCCGGACAAGAACGAGCGCACCGAGGCTTACATGCTGCAGGCGTTCGCGAAGCGGGCGGCGGTCCAGTAAGAGCATGGCCGATCTCCACACCATAGCCGCCGATCTGGATTTCATCGAGCTGGCGTTCCTGAATATTCAGGATGTGATCCCGGCGCTTGTCCTGAGGGATGAGCGATGCACTGCCCAATCTTCTAAAAAACCGGAGACACGATGCCGCACACGCGCGGTCAGAAACGGCCTTTGCCGCGTGCACGCCAATGCGGCTGATCTGGCGGCGGATTTTTTGCTGAAGTGTTTTCCTCCGTTAGGATTGACGATGGAGGAGTACCGGGAGCTCGCAAAGAAGAGAGGCCATGCCCTGCAAAGTCGTTAACCTCGGCAACGGCGTGACGGCGATCGTCAAGATGGCCGCGAAGCCGCGCAAGCGCTGTTCGGTGTGCGGCATGCTCGGCGTCGGCAAGCTCTGCGATTTCCCGTTGACCGGAGCAAAGGCGGGTAAGACCTGTGACCGGCCGCTCTGCGCGAACTGCGCGTTTCATCAAGCTCCGGACACTGATCTCTGCCCGGTGCATGCGCGCCTCGACTGGCAGGGGCAGCAGATTGAATTATTCGACCCGGCTTTCCCGAAGCCGGTGAAAAGCATTCCATGACTGCCGGGGACGGCGAGCTGCTTCAACAGTGGCGCAAAGAATGGGACGACAGAATCAGGAACGCGCCATCGTACGCGGCGGCGCTGAAACTCTACCGCCAGTTCAGCGGCCTCGACCGGGCCGGTGAGCTGTCCGTGAGTCAGACTCGGTTCAAGACGGTCGAATTTTTGCAGCTTTACACTGCTGCCGGTGTAAAGCGCACATATGAACCCGGTGAACAAGCCGTGCTGGCAGAGTTCATGGCTGACAGCCTGATCGAGCGCGGCATAGCAAAGCTGGTGAGGTGAAACCATGCCGTTTATCGCCGTTGTGTGTGTGGTGCTGCTTTTATTCGCGGCCCTCGGATCATCGTGGTGGTGGAGAGTCGCCCAGCCCGGGCCCACGCCGTGGTACGGAGGCGCGGCTGGCGCAGCGTTCTTCTGGGGAGTATTTTTCCTGGCTGTCTACCTGACGTGGCCCACTTTGAAGGCGCTCGGGCTGTAGGGTCGGACACTTCGCCGCTTGTTTGCGTATATAGTATCGGGAAGTGGTTACAGAAGAAGAAGGATATCCGAGCGTCCCTTGCAGCATTTGCGGCAAGACTGTCCGCTGGAAGAAGCCGCCGAAGTCCAAAAAACGGCTGCCCTCGGGCTGGAAGCGGCACCAGGCCAAGGTGTACTGCGATAAGTGCTGGGGTGAGCGTTTTATCCTGCGTGCGGTCAGTCTCCCGGTAGCAAGCCCGCTCGACTGTACATGGGATGAATTGAATGAAAGCCTGCATGCGCTGTGGGCCGTCACCACCCAGGCGAGCAACTGGCTGATGACGGAACTCTACGCGAAGGATGTCCGGCGCTTTGCCGGCGAAGAGAAGATGCCGGCAATGGCCGGGGTCTATCTTTACCCCAAGGCGCGCGAGCGCTTTCCGGATCTGCCGTCGCAAACCGTCGCGGCGATGGAAAAGGCCATCACGCAGAAATACAAGGCTCTGCGGAAAGACATCATCTGGACCTGCCGGCGAAGCCTGCCGACCTACCGCTATCCTTCGCCGTTCCCGATCCCGGGACAGGGCTGGTCGATCGCGCTCGACAATGGCCAGCCGATCATCAGCGTGCCCATCGGCGGTAAAGAACGCATTCACTTGCGGCTGCGCGGCGCGGCGGGCGGCTTCCACCGCCAGCTCAAGGCAGTTAAGCAGATTGTCTCGGGCGAGGCCGAGCAGGGCCAGGTGGACATCTATCGCCAGGGTCATGGCAAGGGAGCCACCATCATGGTCAAAATGGTGGCTTGGCTGCCACGCACCGCGATGGCGGAGCGCGAGGTCAACACGTTGTTCGTGCGCTCGACCGCGGAGGCAATGGCCGTAGCCCTCAACGTCAAAGATGAGGCGCTCTGGACTTACCACGGCAACCAGATCCCCGGCTGGTCGATCGAGCATAAGAAACGCCTGCAGGACTGGGCCGACGACACCAAAGCCGAGCATCGTCCGACACCGCCTTTCGAAAGGCTTCGCAATCACGCCTCGGAACGGTACCATCACCGGATGCAGACGGCCGCGCACGAGCTGGCCGCGATGATCGTGAACTACGCCGTGCGCCGGCGCTTCCGCGCGATCCGCTGGGACGATTCGATCCGCACCTTCGCACCGGATTTTGTCTGGGCCGATTTGAAAGGCAAGCTGGCGACCAAGGCCGACGCCGCGTCGATCGAGCTCATAGCACTCGAAGAAGAAGTCAGCGGCGAGACGGTCGCTGAGTTGTCCGATTAAATCGGACGACTGTGTTATATTTGCGGCTGAGGGAGCCGGATCGGGCTTGATCCGGCTCCCTGCAGTCAGGCTACCGGCCCTTTCGGATCGATAGCGTGACTGTGATTACGATCGAATGGATCGCAAACGTCAGCCGCACGGTGTACATAGGACCACCGCCTTTCCGTCCCATGATTGACAAGCCCGGCGCTGTAACGCCGGGTTTTTCTGTCGGGACTCCATCACCGCGCAGAAAACCTGCCCCTCGTCAATTGGTTACGGAAACGTCAGGATAGCAAACCTGTAGTAGAATCTGGATCAGCGCCACCGACAGGCGAAGTCCGCATT